TTGACTCAGCCATACCGCCCTCCTTAAATTTTTTACCTTTGTCCGCCGCAACGAACTCCTTACCCACAGATTGTTTAATCCCAACTTTTTTTGCAAAGGAGGGCGAGTGGGCTATAGCCTCCATAAAGTTGTGCTGCTTTTTAGATACGCTAGGCACGAGTCTTACCTCTTACACAGCAACCATCTGCACGGGTAGAAGCACTGGAAACTTTTCCACCCTTCTTAAATGTTTGCATAGGCTGTTGCTGTGGGTTAGGTGCGCCCGCATTAGCCTGTGGCTGCATGTTAAATGTCTGATTTGTGCCGCCGTTTTGACCGCCAGCTTGAGGCTGATTGCCATAGAAAGGATAGGTAGGCTGCTGTGTCATTCCGCCATCTGCGTATTTTTTCACTTTGCCGCCCTTTTTCATACCATATAACGCTTCATTTGTTGGTATTTGTTCGCGCCTATATTTTGCTTTTTCAATAGGAACATTTTCATCTGTTTGGGCAGCAATTACTTTTAATTTGCGTACACGATCGTCTTTGTCTTCAGCTGATTCTAAATATTTTCTTTCATGCTCTCTACTACGTTTAAAAGCTGGACTGTCTGGATTGTAGATTGGATTTTTTTGACGAAAATTTTCTGTTGTATAACGATACAAATCTTTTTCGTTGCCTTCTATTTCTTTTTGGGTTTCTTTACCAACGTATGACCCAACACGGTTATCTTTAGTAGCCATTAGCAGATCCTACCTTTCGTTTTACCGCGCTGGGCTATGCCATCACCACGGGATGATGCGCTGGATGTTTTACCACCTGAAGCCATTTTTCTTGATTTACCTTGTTGGTCATTAAGGTAATCGCGCAAATTTGTAAACCCAGATTCTTCAAGCTGTTTCTTGCTAACAATCCTGCGCTTTGGTTTAGTGCCAGATAAGTCTGCTGCTTTTCTTGATTGAAGATCACGAGCTGTAAGACGATCTGTTGGAGTGCCAGAAGCGTCAACTAATGGCTTTACTGATTCTTCATTTCCTAAATCTTTTTTACCACCTTGCATAACAAATTCTGAAGATGGTGCAACGGGTTCAGGAGGGACTAAATCTTCTGAAGGTCTAGCAGTGGGTTTGCTTGCCTTTGGCATGTAACGACCGTAACCGCCAAACTTACTATCTTCAGCAATTTCATCATCGCTGCGTGTGCGAACTGGCTCACCGGAACCAGAGCGAACTGGATTACCTGAGCTGTCAACAAGATTTCCGCCAGCGTATTTTTTAACTTTGCGTTTCATTGCTTATCCTTTTTGGGCAATAAGCTGATCAATTTTTGCTTCAAGCTTATTAAAGCGTTGATCAATATAGTCTGTAATTCTTTCAACTTCTGCTTTAGTGACGTTATCACGAGCAACCTCCACGCGGGTATCATTAACAAGTTTTTCAACTGCTTCTAATTTCCGAGATTTTTCAGCCGCAACAAATCCAATAATAGTAACTAAAATGCTAAGAACTAAATTCCATAGCATCATCATCTCAGTGTTTAACATTTCCACTTCCTCAAGGATTTGTTGATGCGGCTATCTGGATCGTTTGCCGTCTTTACGGACGTCAACTTTTTCTTCGCCCCTTCCATCCTCGCGCAGAAAGACTTCTTCCGTGAACCACCTTCTGGCTGAGGGGCTTTCAAACCTGGCTTCCCCGGATTGGCTGCGTTGTAGGACGCCCGTCCTTTGGCGTTTAATCCACCCGAGGGAGCTTTTCCTTCCTTGCGCTGCCATGCCGGAGTCTTAGCCATAGAACACCGTGATACTTGCAAGATTAGTCATAGTTGCGTAGACGTTTGCTGTACACAAAACACCTTCGCCCGGAATAAGAACATTAAATGAATTGGGGTTAGAGTTAGCAGGGATATCTATTTCAACTACAGTAGCAGTCCCGTTTTTTAAAACAACTGTTCCAATTACACTTGCATTAGCGCACATCACTAAACTTTTAATTCGAGCGCGTCCCTCAAAGATCACGCCCGAAACATTTAAGTGCGTTGACTTAACGTCTGTTTGCATGGTCATGATGACCCCCTATTAGACGTTCTGTTGACCGAACAAATAGTCAGCTACATAGTAGGTAACAAAGCCGCCCATAGAGCCAACACCTGCACTTGCGCTCTCAACAGTAAGCACAATGTTTACCGATGAGTTAGCTACAGTACCAATACCACCGCCTGCGCCAGTAGCACCAGGAGTGATTGTCTTAGCTGTTGTAGCAGCTAGAGCAGCAACATAGTAAGAAGCATTGGATACGCTACCAGTAATGGTTGTGTAGCCAACATTGATTGTGCCAGATGTAATAGGGCTAGTAATAACGACTGACGTTACTACAGCGTTAGCTGGAAGAATAACTTGAGCTGTTTGACCAGAAGCTACTGTAGCGTTGCTAGTTACAGCTACGTTCGAGTCATAGAAAGTTGCAGCCATCAGGCCGGAACCGCAATAGGCTTGACGAGTCGTGTCGCCGCCGCCCGAGCGCCAAATACTTTGGGTGGTTGATACAGGCATTTTAGTTGTCCTCACATGCGAGTTAGGTAATGGCAATCTGCATGTAGTCAGCCGGGACTGTTTGCCATACCGGGATACCCGGAATTTCTTACGTTATAGCATAAATCTATGGAAAAAGGGGAACTTAATCCCCTTTTCCTATCGCCTAATTAAGCGCCTTGCGAACCGAACATACCCAATGGGTCTGACCAGCCGAAAGAATAACGCTCACGAGACTTGTAACGCACGTTACCAGTGTCAAAGTCACCGTCCATCGAGTTCTGAAGTGGTGTACGAACAAAGTGCTTCATGCCGTTTGGAACGTCAGTAGTCAAATACCAGCCGTTTGTGTCGGTCAAGAAGTGGTTGATCGTATAGCCTTCAGGGATCGAACCGTTGTTCTTCAACGCGTTGATATCGTTGTCGTTAGTACCAACACGGAGGCTGGTTTCTAACAAACGAGTAGCAACGAACTGGAGAGCTGAAGGAACAATCAGCTTACGTGGTTTAGCAGCGATCAACAGATCACGTTCATCCGTCCAAGCGGCGATTTGAATAACTGCGTTTTCCAACGAAGTTTCATTCAAGTCAGCTTGGGTAGATGGTGTGTTGCTGTTAGTGCCGCCAGAGACCAAAGGATGTACTGTCGAGAACAGTGCAACACCGTCGCCACCTGGGTAGCTAGATGAGAAACCGTTGTTGATAACAGCAGCAGCTTTGACCTGCTTGGTGTACGACATAGCACGAGCCAGAGCCTTGGTGTAACGAGCCGACAGTGAGTCGTACAAGTTGTCCTCGATAGCCTCTTCGGTCAGCGAGAAACCAAGTGCAATAGTTTCGTGGTTGTATCGTGCAGTCCAAGCTTCTTGGCCGTTGTCATAACGAATGGCTGAGCCTTCATTCTTGACAGGCGCAGCGCTGAAACCTGAAAGTTTAGTTTCTTCTTCAAAAGAACGCTCAGAGGTTTCAGTTTCGTAGATCTCTTTGTGTTCTTCGCCGTAACGAGCGTACTCCAAACCGAACAGTGCGTTCAAGCCAGGCAGTAGCTCTTTCAATAGTTGTGCGCGTGAAATAGCCATGACTTACTCCTTAAACGCCGGTTGGGTTGAGATACGCATGACCGCCGGTTACAGTAGCTGTATTAGCGCCAGCCAAGTTGACGGAAATTGTTACGTATGGTGCATTAAACTTGCAGATCCACTCGCAATAGCCGTTCGAGCCGTTGCCAGTATCTGGAACAACGTCAACGATACGAACTGGGAATGAAGCAGTAGTTGCAGTGTTACCACCAAAAATCGCAACAGCCGAATCACCAGTGTTGTTTGAGCCAGCGTTCTGGCACAAAACAGCGTTCTCACCGATCAGTGTTGGGCCGTAGAAAGCTACGGTTGTGCCACTAGATACAGTCGCTACTTTGAACAAAACGTCAGGATCGTCAGCTACGTAAGCCTGAATATCTGATGCAGATGTACCAGCAGGGAAGTTCTGATAGAACAGCTTCTGCTTGGTGCTTGGGTTAGTGTAAGTACAACCCATGAAAATACCAACAGGCGTAGCAGTGCTAGTGCCGGTATCTTTTTGAATTGTGCCGTCAGATGCGCGCTTTACTACGTCGCCAAAGAAGATATCTGTGCCGTAACCGCTAGCAATTGACATCAGGCGAGTAGAACCGGCGAACACCTGTCCACCGATCAGATTGACCGGTAGCAAGCCATAAGGCTTGGATACAGTTGGATATGCCATTGTTTACTCCAAAAAATTAACTAGCCACCACTCCTAGATGTCGAAGATTTCGACTCTTTGAATAGAGGCATACGAGGGTCGTTTTGCCGCATCAAATTGTTATCCACAGACAGTATCTGATCTTCAGATTGTTTGAGATAGTGGTTATTACGCTGCTCCACAAACTCAATCGGTGTCTTGCAAAGTAACAATCCGCCGACTTCGATGCCATCCTTAAAACGGCTACCTTCATCGACTAGCAGTTGAAATTGTGGTTGCTCTTCAATCTTTACTGGCTCCCAACCTTCTCTGAGTTTGGCAGAGTAGTTGCGTGGGTCAGATGTTCCTTGAAGCGAAACGCGAATCCATCTATACGCATATCCAGGGAGCTTATCTGGTTCTGGCAGAAGCTCTGCGGGTTTCCACTGCTTAGGGCGTTCCGCTTGGACGCGTGTTTCTACATTACGGGGTGTTCTATTCTCAGCCATTTGTAGCCTCCAATTTCATCATTTCCTTGACGTACTGCTCCGGTGTTAATCCTAATTTCTTGGCAATCAGGACTTGCGACTGTTTCAGCCTCACCTTTTTGGAGGGTGTGCTGCGATCAGCGGAGGCTACGACAGGAGCGGCTTTGGTACGTTGCGCTTTTTGTGGCGCTTCGTCCTCATCCTTATCCCCAAAATGCTCTGGGAATCGACGACGCATCGTGTCATCGACCTTCTTCCAATACTCATCTGTAGACGGATATGACGTCCCATATTGAGCGACTAGCTTTTGATGTAAACCCAGAGCCAGGCTAGTCATTTCCTCATCCTTACCAAACCATTCATTGCGCTCTTGCCACGCAATCGCTCGTTGGTCAGGGCGAGGTACTGTGTTTGTTGCGGGTTGTACATCAGTTTCTTCAGATTGTCTAGACGGAACATACTCATTTGCTCTTTGCAATTTGTATTGTGCCGATGACAACTTTTCCTGCGCCTGTAGTAAACGGTCAGCGTCGCCCATGTCATAGGCTTCTTTGTAATCCCGTTTAGCATTGTCCAACTCTAATTCGGCAGCATTTTTGTAAGTATTAACAAATGTTTGCTCACCTACAGAAAGCCTACCTTTTAGCGCTTTGTTCTCTTCTTGCATACGCTGTGCATAAGCAATAGCTTCTTGCTGCTCACGTAGTGCCTGTTCTTTCTCGCGGCGTTCGTCATGCCAGACCTTTTTCATCTGTTTTAGACGTTCTTTTACCCCTTCGCTATAGTTCTCAAGCTCATCTTCTTCAAGCTCATTCACTATATCTTTTGGTAAAGGCTCGCGATTTCGATCCTCTGGTGGAGTATCGTCCTCAATTTCTATCTCAAAATCTGAGGCGTTTTCCACTTCATCGGGGAACTTGAAGTCCTCCGTATCCATCTTGTTTGCCATTTGTTTCTCCTTTGTTAAACCCTGGATATTCCGCGAGGATCATCCACAACCGCTTCAACCACATCGTCGTTAATGAGTCGGAACTCACGACCATGTATCTTTAAGCGAGTACCAGTGTTAGGACGGGCGAGAATAAAATCCCCTTCCTTACACCATGGGCCATTTGGGAAGCGCTTCTCGTCTTTGTAACAATCAGGCCCCATTTTGATTACGAAAAATACGGTAGCCAGAATCTGTTCGTGATTCATGGTTGCGTCTGCTTTTAACAGGCCGCTCTCGAATTTTTCCTCTTTGTCCGGTAGTCCTACTAGGATGTGATATCCAGTTGGATCCGGTAATTGTTTCGCCTTCTCCTCTGCTGTTTGTGGCAGAGTTGATACCTCGCCGTCTTCGGTGGCGATTGCGATTTCACTCATCAGATAACTCCATAGTTTTTGCAAGGTCAAGAATAAAACCCTCTGCAATCGAGAGACCCCGAATCTCGCCGCAGAGTTTTTGATACTCAGAATAGTCTTTGGCAGCGTTGCTTGAAACGGCCTCGACTATCTGCTGACGCTTATCTCTCACTTGTTGAATGAGAATTTCAAACGCCTTATCCATATTTATTTACCTTTCGGGTTGTTTTGCTTGGGAGGATTCAATGTTTGGTGAACATTGAGCGCATGTTGCTTATCCTTGTGTCCCATATCTAATCTGTCTTTAGCAATTGCTGTTCCGATTTCCAAACCTTTAACTTCCATCTCGCCCTCAAATCTTGCTTTCTCAGCAGCGACTTTTGCCCCTACTTGCATACCAGCAATTTCTTTTTGAGCTTCAATACGAGATCTTTCTAGTTCAATTTCATCCGCTTTTGCCGTGGCATCCATAGCAAGTTTTTTCTCTTTTAGTTCTACTTCTTTCTGCCTTAACATCAACTCCTGCTGCTGCATTTGAACAATTGGGTCTTGAGCCGCTTGTTGCGCCTGCTGCTGCTGGGCTTCAGCTTGATCTTTCTGTAACAGTTTTTGTGCTGCCATAGCCATCATGCGGGATACTTCTACTTCCATATCTTTCGGCAATTCTTTGTCCATCTCTGGCAAAGGAATGCCCAGTTGCTCTTCTATCTGTTTGCGGTATTCAAACGCCACATGCTCGTTGATATGCGCCAGTGCAGCCGCTTGAATCATCTGAGCTTTCGGGTTTTGTCCAACAATCTGCGCAATCTTTGGATCTTGCATAGCCGCTTGATGAACTTGAATGTGCGCTTGGTGATCTTGATAGATGAACGCCTTAACTGGCTTGCCATTAAGGATGTTCATGTTCTCTTGCACTGGGTCTTTAGGCTTAAAGTCTTCCGCGCTAGGTACCAGTTTGCCGATGTTTTTGATACCTAAGACTTCCAACATCTGGCGATTCAGCTCTACCAAATCATAGATCTGAGGATTAGCCTGCGCCATTTGCATGACCGCCTGATACTGGACAACCTTCTGCGCCATAGTGGCGGCGTTAGGATCTGAGACTGGAATTACATCTACCTGATCGTAGTCAGATTTCTTAGCGCGGCGCGAACCTTCTACCGGCTCATACTCATACTCATCCGGTGTGTAATCGCGAATAATTTCTTTTAACAGTTTCAGCTCTTGCTTCATCGCGTAGTGAACACGCGCTTGAACTGCTGACATTACTTTAAGCGTTCTCTCCAATATAGCCAGTGTTGTACCGACTGGAGAATTGGCTGACATATCTGCAATCTTCAGATCTGCCGCGCCAGCAAACCGTCGACCTTCGTCAACGATCTGGTTCATCAACGCTAAGAGGACTTGGCTTGGTTCTTTGTATGGGAGAGGGAGGATGTTGTCTCTAATGGTTCCCGACGCGACGTCCACATCTCGGAACTCGCCGGGAGAAATTGGAGTGTCATCT